GGCCAAAGAAGTTTGGTGAATACACCTTTCACCAAAGACATGATCTTATTACCGCCAGCCTTGAAAAGATCATCACCAACACCAATGGTAGCCTTAAGTGTGTCTCCTAGAAAACCAAATATTTTTCCAAAAAAACCAAACACTTTTTGGACGATAGAGTTTGTGAACGAACCAAGTTTGGATGCATTCCACCATTTGATAATCGCATTGAATGGTCTTGCTATGAAACCAAATATCTTCCCTATATTAGAAACCATTCTTTCGGCAAAATTCATTTTCTTGAATTTACCGTTGGCCTCTCTAAGGTTGTATCTTAATGATCCATCTAGGGCTTTGAAGAAACCACCTCTAAACGCTTTGTAGAAATTTGTTATAGATCTCTGGAGACCTTTCGTTAGATTCGTTATACCAGCTACAGAAAATAGTCTAGAAAACGCCAGTTTAACAGCACCGAAAAACCGTTGCACCATGTCTTTGATTCTTCTTACGGTCTCGCCTATCACAGCGCCAAGACCCAAAAGGATACCACTAAAGGATTTGTCTAATTTTATTTCAGGTGCTTTGAAAATAGGTGCTTTTTCTTTTTTCTTGTCTCGTCGATCTTCTTCGTTCTGCAAACGATCCTGTTTTATCTCTGCGAGAATCTCACGCATAGTCTTATTGAGATCAGAGGTATTCTTCTCTGTCCCTTCTTGACTTCTTTGGAGCGCTTGGTTACGGTTATTATTTTCTTGACGCATCAAGTCAATAACATTACCCAAACCACCTATTGTTGCTTCTGCCATTGGTTTATCTCATTTTGGATTCTTGTTGTCTACGTTCATTCTCTTCTTTAATCCACTCAACCAATAATGTAACATAAATTTCCCTTTCCCATGGCATCATCATTTCAAGTTCTGTTAGACTGTAATGATGATGTTGCATTAATGAAAAGTTGGTCTTAAAATAATTGACCAAATTATCATGAGAAAGGTTTATGATAAAAAATCCGACATTCCCCTTAACATCTGTTTGTTTTCTTCCCCACACTTATTACAGGTATATTCTGCATTGTGTCTCAGTGCGGGTAGACTCTCAAGATAGTCTGCCAGTTTCTTAAACTGACCCTGCGTCATTGACTCAAGAAACTCATTGATCTCTGTCTTGGAAACTTCGTCCGCCTCGATCCTTTCGTCTCCTGTGATGACGGCCTGAATACACGCACCAACCATAGCGAATCCAATTTCAATTTCCTTTCCGGTGAAATTGACTTTACTGACATGTTCGTACATTGGGTATCTCATTTCAACACTAACACCGTCACTCAGTTCAATAACATTTTCGGTATTGGGTGCTTCTACTTTAACGGAGGAGATGTCTATCTCATACTCGTTCTGTGCATCACATGATTCACATCTCAACAAAATAGTAGATACCTCACCAACTGACTTTGACCTAATCTGAGTGAACAGATACTCAATGTCAAAGGTTGTCAACTTCTTTCCCTGAAAACCTTCACTCGTGATACACGCATCGATTGTATCTACAATCGCACGTAGTGCCTGTTTCTGGTCTTGAGTCTCCATTGCCATCATCAAGACCTTTTCTTCTTTAACCAAGTAAGGTCTGAATGAAACTTTTTTCCCCGTCGAGGGAATCGTACATTCATACGATGGACTGGTGTTTAACTTTGGTAATGCCATTTCACGCTCCTAATTTAGCAATGTTAAAATACTCTATCAAGTATCCCTGATAGAATTGAACCACCAAAACCGCTTGTTGGTCCGTCTGCTTCTTTTGACCGCCAGTCTCTATAAGACAACTGTACGGTAAACTCCGTAATCTGATCAGTCTGATCGCCCCCTAACTGTATCGCATTGACAGTGACCGGAAACGCCTCAAGTAATTTTATGTGACGAATAACCGCAGCGTCTTTTCCAAAACCGAAGTCAATCTCACCCTGTTGGAAGTCTGGGTTACCGTCAAAAATCCTCGCACGGATCGATGAGGGTATACTATCTAGGAACCCTAATTGTTTCTTAAATAGACTAAACGCATACCCTTTCTGAAGTTGTTTGATGTCGATGTCCTGAACGTAATCTTTGTAATATTGTATTTGATTTGATTCCTGATCGTAACACGCCTTCATCCACTCATCGAAGTAGGATGTAATTTTGTGATCGTTCATGACATAGAAGGTTAAGTTCAAATCTACGGTTGCGAACCCGTTGACAACTTTTCTAAGAACTGTACCTACCTGTTGATCCTGTGTCATCATCTGTCTGCCAGGCAGTTCTGTTGATTTACAGATGACGTTAATGTCTCTCGAACTCATACCAAACTTACTGGGTAGGACAATCTCGAACATGTTCGACATTGCGAACCCTTCGCTCTTACTCGCGGCCGCCTTGAGTTCTTCTATACTAGTAGCCATTTATAATACGCCTTGAATCGTAGTAGACCTTCTGTCTATTCCTCTTTCTCCAGTCTGCGGTTGGTAGGAAAGTTGCGATCTCCCACTCCGGTGCCGGAACCTCTGCGAACTTACTCTGGACTTGACTGTTCAGGTAATGTTTCAGACAGGGTTTGTAATACTTCAGTTTCGATGCCTTGACCAATACCTCGTATGATAGATCCAGTTTGGTTCCGTCATCGATGTTCTTTCCCGCAATGTCCATAAGTGCATCCAGAAACTTTGCACGTAACAATGGGGGTAGGTAGTGGATGTTTAACCCCATGAACCCACCCTTGGCAGGACCAATGATGAACACGAGAGGAAACGCATCGTAGTAGGGAAGAGTCTCTTTGTGTTTGGGGTCATAGAAGAACATGTACATTCTACCCACAACACTCGTACCCTTCCTCTTAATAGGATCCGATGACATCAATCCTTCACGGTTAATACTGCGTAGGTTAGACGCCTTCTTTAGAAACCATGCGCGACTTTCCTTTGTACGGGGTGTGATCCCTGCACGGAACGCCTGTTGTTCCAATCTGTTAATTACATTTGATTTCGCTGTAGTTGCCACACCGGACCCTCTTAGTTACTTCTTTATTTATACGATTTACAATGGCATTTATCTTTTCTTTTTGGGAAATGGTTTGAGTGGTT